CCAAATCCACCACCAAACCCCCCTCCTGCAACTCCTCCATCAGAGACTCCAAAGAAGCCAAAGAAGAAGCAGCCAAAGCTTCCAGAGACTGGCGACTTCTTCACAGAATTTGAAGCTAAGGCGGTATTGCAGAACCTACAGTTGCAACAGCGACTAGATAATATGCAACAAGCTCAGGAGCAGGCGGCTTATAAAGCCCAAGTCGAAGCGTCAAGAAGTGATTTGTCATATAAGGCAGATATGGCACTCAGGGATTTCCCAGAGTTTGACCCAGAATCTGATCAGTATGATGAACATCTTGATAACGCCGTAGACGGGTATCTGCAAAGTGTACTTGTTTACGACCAAAACGGCGACGTCATTGGCTCAAAGATAGATGTATATCAATTATATAAGTCATTCCACAAAGACGGTGAAGCACCTAAGCAACGCGCTGTGATTAATGACGCTGGTGATTTCCGTGGAGGCGGCACTAGGATCGTTAAACCATTCGCCAAGCTTACTACAGACGAGAAGGAAGAATATCTCCGTCGACAAGGACATGATATTTAAGAAAGGTTAATAACATGGCAACAAACACAACCGCAACGCTTTCTGCCGAGATGATCCAATACCTGGAGGAAAAATTCTTGGAGCGAAGCGAAGCTCGCACAATCCACCTAGAAGGTGCTAAAAAGAAAACTCTAGGAAAAAACTCTGGTACAACGGTTACCTTTACAAAACGATCACCATTTGGCTTGGCTACAACGCCATTGACAGAAGGTGAAAACCCACAAGACGAAGCTATCCGAAGCAACAAAGTCGTTGCTACTCTACGTGGCTACGGTAAGTGGACTAAAATCTCAAGCATGCTATACAACACTTCAATCGACCGCGAGATGAAAGAGACGATTGAAACTATGGGTCAAAATGCAGGTGAAACAATCGACGCATTGGTCCGTGACGTATTGCATCAGGGTGCTACAGTACAGTTCGCAAATAAGAAAACTGCATTGAACGATATTACTGCTGACGATATCTTGACAGTAGCAGAAATCCGCAAGGCTGTACGTACATTGAAGAAGAACAACGCAATCCCATATGCAGACGGATTCTTCATTGGTAAGGTTGGTCCAGATACTGCATACAACATTACTGGTGATACAGCTTGGATTGACGCTCAGAAGTACACTGGCCGTGCAGAACTATACAAGGGTGAACTAGGTCGCTTGCATAAAGTCCGCTTTATCGAAGCGTCAAGCAACCAGAAGGAAGAGGCAAGTACAACGACTGTCTACTCAAACTTCATTCACGGTCAAGAGGCATTTGGCGTTGTCGACTTAGCTGGTAGCGGCTTGAAGAAAATTATCATCAAGCAGTCAGACAAGGGGGATACATCTAACCCACTCAACCAGTTTATGACCATTGGTTGGAAGGCTGAGGCATTTGCGTCGGCAATCCTTGATCCAAAGTGGATTATCAACATTAAGACTGGTGCTAAAGACTAGTATTTAATAACAGTAAGGGGTGGTTAAATACTGCCCCTTACGACCAAAGAAGGGAAACGATAAAATGGCAGAGAAAAATACAACCGAGCTTACAGCCGAAGAGATTATCGCCAACGCTAAAAAAGAGGCTGAGAAGATTATCGCCAACGCAAAAGAAACTGCAACTAGCGGTGAAATCGTAAGCCGTAGCGTATCTAAGGAAGATATCATCGAAGCATACAATAGCGGATTAAGTCATCTAGAGGTTGCTAAGAAATTTTATGGCAACACAAACGACGACAATATGCAGAAGGTTATTGCAGTTATTGAAGAAGCAGTACCATCAGGGGACGACAAAGACTCAGAGGTTGAAGTCACTGATCCTTGGATTGGAGCTTAATAGGTTATGGACTGGACGAGAGAGGGCGATCTAACTAGATTACATAAGGTGTTTAATGACCCTCTTAAGTCCCGTCACGAGCGCAGATTAGCCCACGACACATTCAACAAGATATTACGCCAGCTAAAAGATAAAAAACTCACCGAATTACGTCGTAGGCTAATCCGAGCCAACATCGCAGACGATAATGACGCCGTAGAGAGAATAACTGAAGAGATACACGAATACTCACAGCGTGCAGGCTATAGATAGCGACTACAACATAAACAAATCAGACCATTTCGTTGACGTGAACGAAATGGTTTTTTTGCTTGATATATGATACAATAACCTTACAATTAAGCACGAAGTGTGACTCTAAAAAACGAGAGCGCGTTGTCATCCAAAAAAGAAGGAAGCGTGCGTCGCAGCGTTGTATAAGTAGCAATCTGAGGTGATCGTTTGAGATAAATACGAAGCCGCCCAAGTCAGTATGGAGCGAAGAACTAGGCCCTCTTGGTGACCAGACAGCAGACGATAGCTCTTATCCAATTTAATAGTATTTTTACAATTTGGAGATTTGGGGTTTGTGGTGTATGCTAGCCTTGCAGCTATTGATTGGTTCCGATATCTAAATATCTATCTTCGATAGATCATTCAGATCAGACCATAACAACATTATGTTTGATACGGTTTCAGCCATGAGCGGGGCATTGAATATGTCTACAATGACACTGTCATCAGGTATACTATCTTCAGCATTATTGTTGTAGAACTCGACAAGAGTACGATTCAATCGTCGAGGGATAACCATTGAATCATCGGTCGGTGCGAATATATTGTACGCTCCTATAAATAATGTCATTAAGTCATCCTTGAATTCATAATCGTATAATTCAGAGAAGTTTTTAAGCAGTCGAAGCGATATAATATCAAGGATTGACTGGCTATCTTTAACGGGAGAGGTGTATGATCCTATTACTGGAGATATAATTACGCAGGCGTGATAGAATTCCTTGAGTGCAGCAAGCAACGCTTCGTACTCAAGTTTGCTTTCATCGCTGCAAGCAAGAATTGAGCTTGACAGTTGATTGTTAACCATGTCTTCACTGATTTCGACAGCGTTTTTGGTGATTAGAGTAGCTAGTTCAATACACAAATCAAACCACTCGTTTCTGTCTGACGATAGAAAAATATTTACTGCTGATTGTTTCATGTTTTTGTCCTTGTTTATATATGGATACAGTGTAAAACAGGTGGCATAAAATCGCAACCAATTTGGTGTATCTATTTGACAAATCACCCCTGTTATGCTACAATGCAAGCATGAAAAAAGCCGTAATCATCACTGTTATTCTGGCGTTTGTAGTGGGTGGTGGTGTGCTATGGAAAATTAGAGAAAACCGCTTAGCTGCTAAAGCAGCTTACCTAGAAGCTAAAGCAACTGAAGGGCAAGCATACAATAAAGGATTTACACCTTCTAAATATGACGTTGGTCCACCAGATGCGCAGGAAATTCTGGAACTGGTGAATCAGGAACGAGAAAGGGTTGGCGTTAAGCCATTAGTAATGGATACCCGCATGAACGCCAGCGCTCAAGAAAAGGCAGATGATATGATGAACCGTAATTATCGAGATCATATATCACCCGAAGGAGTACATGGCTATGAATTAGTGTTTAAGTATGCAGCCAATGAATGTAAATATGCAAGTGAAAATATTTCCTGGGGAACAGGCGGTAAAGCGGGGACGTCCAAGGAAGTATTTAACGCGTGGATGAATTCAGAACCACACCGTAAAGCCCTGCAAGACCCTAAATACACCAAAACTGGTGTAGGTGTAAACAAAGATATTGCCGTCCAACACTTCTGTGAGCTCAACCAGTAGTTAGTATATAGCGCAAACCCCAAATCTCCTTTTGTCTCGAAAGGAGATTTTTTTATGAATGACAACGCGTCATACCGTCAGTACTTGCAGTACCATGCTCTTAATAACCCTGGGGCAGCCAGGCGTGCCGAAGCTCAAGCCCTTCTTAATCAAGTAGGCGATGACGGCAACCTTAATGGTAATTTCTTAATGGGTCAAAAAGTAGACCGAGGTTGGTTCAGATCGCCAGATGTTAGAGAACAAACATCAAATGGATATGCCGCTTCAACTCTTAATCGTTCAGTCAATCCATGGTGGAAAGAATCGTATGTCAACTGGCGAAATAGCCAAAATCCAAATCCACCAGACAAAAAAGTTGGCAACGACGGCGGAGGCATAGGATTCGGTGGCGGAATGGGCGGTGGTAACCGTGCCAGTGCCGCTCAGTTAGCAGAATACGACCAAGGTATTGGACAGCTAGAACACGGCTTAGGACGTATAGATAACCAATTAGGTGTACGCTTAGGCAATATTAACAACCAGTACAATACCAAGAAAAACGAATTAAAGAGTTCATGGAATAGAGCAGAAGGTCAATTTAACGACCAGACACGCCAGAACCAGCAACAGCGACGTACAAACATCAATAACATTAACGATCGCTCAGCAGTTGGCTTACGAGGACTATTGCGTTCATTAGGAAGTATGGGTGCAGTAGGTTCAGACATGCAATTAGCAGGTCGCGCAGTTCAGAACCAAGCTAACCAGCAACGAACAGGCGCAGGGCAGACTTACGCACAGAACCAAAAGCAAATCGACACCACATGGGGTCAGTTTAAGAATGATTACGCGGATGAAGACAAAAAGCTTAATGACTGGAAAGCAAACGAAGATAACGCCGCACGTCAATCATCTCAAACTACACGTCAGAACCTATTAACTCAATTAGCTCAGATGAAGAGCCAGAGAGCCGCCGCACAGGGCGCTAATGGTGCTAATGCCGCACGTGCAGACCTTGGACGAGCAAACGCTCTATCAAGCGAAATTGACAACCTAGGACGTCAGCAAAGTACATACAGCGGTAATAAGGTTCAATACAACGCAAAAGACCTAGACAGCTACAAGGTAGAAGGTGATACAGCAGTTGGTGTTTCAGATCCACAAGCAGCAGGCAGTGACCCAACGCTAAACATCTACAATACACGTCTAAAACAAGAAGACGAGCGTAAACGACAGAATCAATACCTGTAAATAAATTAGGAGGGGATTAGAGATAATGGACTTTTTCCAGAGAGTAGGTAACTTTTTCAGCGGTAAGGGTTGGGTAAGCGATGACGAGCGTCGGCGTAAAGAGCAACAAGTTCAAGCGCCAGTTCAACCACGCCCTCAGCCATTACAGCAGGTACAGCAACCTAACATTAACAGACTAAACGGTCTATCTGGTGTAAATACACCTGGGTTAGGTGGTGGTACTAATATATTCAGCCAAGCTCAGCAAAAAGTAAATCCTAATCCCCTTCAACAGGCTAATCAAGCAACACAACAGCTAAACCAAAATAACCAGCCAAAGCCATTAATCCCAGAAAAGACTGTCAATGACGCCCCTAAGGTACTAACCCCTCAAGGTCAACAAGACTGGGTAAACAAAGAAAACAAGCAAATCCAAATCCAGAATGTCATAAACAATCCTACTCAAGTACTTAAAACTCAGGTCCAACAGCAACAACCAAAGCCAGCACCAGTGGCTATTCAACCTCAACAACAGAATAGACCACAAATAGCCCCAAGTTTTCCTAACCCTGTAAGAAATCCTTTATTTACCCAAAATCAGGACAGCTTAACCCGCGCCCTAGATATAGCAAAACAAGAGAGTGACAAATATAAAGCCGAGCAGGCAGCACGCAACGACAAGCTAGACGACATTATGCGAAAAAGGGGTGTTAGCGAGCCAGAAATTGCTAAGAACCGCCAAGTACGTATTGACGCAGAGAACAGAGCTTATTTATCAGAAGACAAAGCAAGGCGCGATAGCAATATTGCACAGATGGTAGGACTGGCTACTTTACCAGTGCGTTCAATGGTCAGCTTCGCTAAAGGTGTTGCTGACGGTGCTGGCCGTACAATTGGTGATTCAGGCGATGCTTGGGCTCTAGATATCGCAGACGCCCTGTATGCCATGACGGGTGATGAGCGATATGCCAGGACACGAAAATATATTATAGAACAAGGTAAGCAACGTAACGCTCAATATGATCAAGACATGGGCATATTTAAGAAGAACGACACGGACGTTGCATTAGCGCACGAGGCAGGTCAAGGCGCCCAGCGATTAGCGCAAGACGCAGCTACATATGTAGATACTGGCGGTCCCTTGCCCGCCGCGCGGGCGGTCGCACGACACTCCCCG